TTGAGTTTCTGAAAAAACAGGCATGGGTATTGCACCTTGCTACGCTTCCTAATGAGCCAATTGATACGGTTATTTTACGACCTGCGATTGATGCTTTACGGGATTATTTAGCCAAAGATCCGCGAGTAGCACCTCCAAAAGAGGGCTTTCATACGTACTATGACTTTACGGTCGCGGGTTGGAGAATGTTTGCAGCCTCCGCATTAGTTTAACTTCCAAAAGGAAATAGGTGTACAACTAAGATGATACTAAGACGACTCGGCAACAAAACAAAAATAGCGGACAAAGTACAAGCATACTTTCCACCCCATAACACCTACATTGAACCGTTTTTCGGTGCTGGAGGCATGTTCTTTAACAAGCCACGCGCTAAGTATAACATCGTGAACGATAACGATAGTGAGGTATTTAACCTTTACAACGTCGTACAAGCGCGGGTTGAGGAACTGATAGAAGCGGTCGAAACAGCACCCTATCACTCCGACTTGTGGGAGTATTGGAAAGCCAACAAAGAAAGCGACCCCGTGAGAAAAGCCGTCCGCTTCTTGTTCCTGAGCAATTTCGGGTTCATGGGGAAGCCTGAAACAATGAGGTTTGAGTTAGGAGATGCCCATGGAATCCTACTCGCTAACCTTAAAAAGGCTCAAAAGTCCATGATTGGAGTACAGTTTATGAACTGCGACTTTCGGGATGTGATGGGTAGAATTTCTTTTCGTGACAAAGAAAGTGAGGCTTTTGTTTACTGCGACCCTCCGTACTTGGGGACTGATAACAACTACGAAACAGGGTTCACAGAAACCGATAGTGCCGACTTGTTTACTGTTATGGTGGCTTCGGGACTGAAATTCGGGATTTCCGAATTTGACCACCCTTTTATCATTGACCAAGCCAAACAACACGGTTTGCACGTGAATACGATAGGCGAGCGGCGTAACTTGGGGGACAGGCGTACAGAGGTGCTGATAACAAACTACGAAGCAGGTCTAAGGCTGTTTTAAAAGAAGGCTTCCGACAGTTTAAAAGAAAAACGCTACTGATTACCAAAAGATTACTTCTTTTAAAGTAGCAAAGAGCATTTGTTGTTAAGGTCGTTATTCGGTCGATTCGGGAAGTGTCCCAAACATAGGGACGCTTCCTTTTCAACAAAAAGAGGTTATTTTTGCTTGGTGAAAGGGCAAAGATGATAGTGTATTATCCAAGTGGGTAGTTCTGTGTGGAACTACCCGTTTTTCAAACTTCAAACTAACCAACATGGATAACAACGGCTTTGAGATTGGCGATTGGGTAAGAACCAAAGTCGACACGGAGGTAGGACTTTACGCCTACCAACAAATTAAGAGCATCACGAACGACGGGAGCCCCGTCACGGAGCTAAACATCACGCTATTCCCTCCTATCTTGCAAAAGGTGGACAAAGAAGGACGGGTTTGGGAGTTCACAAAAGAACTGCCTGACTTCACAAAGGAGAAATAAAGTACCGCAAATTCCCGTTACCACTCCCACCAAGTGCGAAAAAAGGCGGCTTTTTACTTTTGACTGCGAAATTATATACTGTAATCATGGCAAAACGAAAAAAAACACCCATTGACCGTAACAAACCACAGCCAACGGAAACGGCGGTATCGCCTCCCCCTGAGCTAATCCCGAAAAAGCCTGCAACTACCATCCACCCCGAACGGCGCACACAGATAGTCCACGCGATTTGCAGCCTACACTGTACGGGAAAATGGACTTTGGAGAGTTGTTGTGAATCGCAAGGCATCCCCCCGCGAACCTACCGCAATTGGTTAGCAAAGCACCCCGAACTATCCGAAATTGCCAGCAGTTACACGGATACCCTCTTAGAGCAAACCAAGCGGGAGCTAATCAAAAAGAGCTATCAGGGACTTGACAAACTCTTACAGGAACGACCCACCACAAAGACCACAACGGTCACGAAAGTAGAAGCAGGGAAAGAGCAAGTAGCAGAGATACGGGTAACAGAAGAAACCATCCAACCCACTACCCAAGCGATAATCTTTGCCCTGACTAACCTTGCAGCGGATGTGTGGAAAAACAAGACTACCAACGAAACAAAGTTTTCAGGCGTGATGGCACACAAAGACGTTACCGCATTATCGGACGACGAACTCGAAAAGGAAATCGCTCGTTTGACCGCTGCAATAGGCATTTCGGTGGCTACCGAACCCGCGCAAGAAGGCGAGTCAGACACGGAATTAGACACAAGCGATTGGGATGAATAACGCGGCGCAACTGCGGACGCTCAAAGAGGAGCGGGTAAAGCGGCTGCAAATGACATACTACCAAAAGAACCCGTTGGCATGGATGCGTGAACGGCTTGGTGAGGATACAACGGCTTTTACATGGTCAAATATGGAGGGCTACGAAAGCCACCAGTGGGACGGCGATAAGGATGCGTTGGCTAATGCTTGGAACGATATAGCTGCAAGAAAATGGGTAGGTGTGGAAGCAGGGACGGGTGTAGGGAAAACCTATTGGTTAGTCAGGCTTGTTTTTTGGTTTTTGGACGTTTACAAGGATAGCCTCGTGGTTACGTCCGCACCCAAGCAAGACCAATTAAAACTCGTTCTTTGGGCTGAGATAGGGCGTGAATTTCACAAGTTCAAAGCCTTGCATCCGTTGGCAGTGATGAATGTGCTGAATATCCGTGCCGACGGGTCTCCAGTGAACGAAGCGGACGGGAAAAGCCTCCAAAACAGTTGGCAGGCGATCGGATTTGTAGCGGGTGTAGGAGCGGACGAGGAAAGTGCGAACAAAGCACGCGGCTTCCACCGTGAAAACATGCTGATAATCCTTGAAGAAAGTAGCGGCATGAATAACGCGGTACTGACAGCCTTTAAGAACACTTGTACAGGGGCTAACAATATCATTGTAGCAGTAGGCAACCCAAACAGCCAAACAGACCCTTTGCACCGCTTTTGCATCGCTCCCAATGTGTCCGCATACCGCATTAGTTCCTTAGACCACCCGAACGTTGTTTTGGGAAAGGAAATCATCAAAGGAGCGGTAACACGGGAATCTATTGATCGCCGGCGGTTGGAATATGGGGAAGGTAGTCCGCTTTACGCGGCGATGGTACGCGGGCTATCCCCACAGCAGTCGGCACACTCACTCATTAAACTTGCTTGGATAGAGCAATGTGTGAATGTGGAACTGCCTCACGACGGCACTTACAATGCAGTCGGCACCGATGTAGCTAATTCTTTGTCCGGCGATAAAGCCGCTTTAGCGTGGGGACAAGGGAATGTACTGTTAGAGTTACACGACTTCCAATGCGATAACGCTTCGCACCTTGCCTTAAATATCGTTTTTGATGCAGCCCAACGTGGGCAACTTCACAAGGACATTACCGCGCAACGGATAAAAGCACTCGGCAAGGATGCACTTTTACCCGAACGGATTAGCGACTATGCTACTTCCACCATTGCAGATTACAGTATTGAGCCTGAAATGATAGGTATTGACAGTGTGGGAGTAGGAGCGTCCACTTTGCAGCAACTGCATAATCTTGGCTATATGGCAACGGCTTTGCAAGGTGGGCAATGGCGTGAAGCATTGGTCAAAGATGACAATGACGCGCCAATGGTCACTTTCCAGTCCCTCCGAGCGCAAATGTATTGGGAGGCGCGTGAAGATTTGCGCCAACTGAAAATATCCATTCAGCTCAAAGACGCACGGATGGTAGAGCAACTGAAAAAGGAACTCACCATACCACGATACGAGTACCGCGCTTCCACGATTGCAGTAGAGCCAAAGGAAAGCATCAAAAAGAGAATGGGCGGCAACTCCCCGAACCTTGCCGATGCTTTTGTTTACTGGAACTTTATCCGCAAAGGATACCGCTATTACAATACCTACGCAATGCCGTTATCGGCAGGTAGCTAAACAAAACACCTATGTGGTACGACCGCTTTCTATCTCCTTTCAAACGTCCCTCGACCTCGCCTCCGAAAAAGGAGGTAGTGATAAATGATTTGCCCGTCGCTGGAGGTAGGCAGTCGCTACCTGACTACACTAACCTCTTTGCACTTTTGCACGATGGTAAGCTATTGGTAGGGTTAGACACCCCAACACAGCTACTCACAGCATTAGCGCAATTAGCGAAGTACAATGCAGATATTAGCCACGCGGTAGAAAACGTGGTGACTATGGGCAACACCCCGCACACCATTCACTTTGATAATTCAGTCAGTGCCGAACTTGCCTCCGCTGCCATTGCCCATTTGCAGACAGTAGAGAAAAAGTGGTACAGCGGAGGGATGGTTGCTTTACGCGGCGATTTGATGCGTCAGGTGTCGATTTATGGATGCACCTCTGCGGAGGCAGTGCCTAAGTTCACGCTTAAAGGAATTTCAAAGATTGTGCTACCATCACCCGAACACATCGAGTTTGTTTACGACCCGAAAACAGAGGAGTACTTACCTCACCAACGGGTAACGAACTTTTCAGGTGCCATAGCTATACCGATAACGGTACTGCCCAATTTAGTCCCCCTCAATCCCGTTACTTACAAGTACATCGCCGTTCGCCGTGAAAACGAAAAGCCCTATGCTATCCCTCCATTTTTGTCAGCTTTAGAGAGCGTCAAGATTGAAAAGGACATGCTGGACGGCTTTAAACACGTAATCCACAAACTCGGCGTGTTAGGCTTCCTGAATGTTCTTGTGAGCGAACCCAAGCGGTTGCCCAACGAAAGCCCTGAAGCGCACTATGCGCGCTCCGCTGCATATCTACGGCAGCAAGTACCCGAACTTGAAAAAGGGCTATCTAAGGGGATTGTAGTAGGCTTTAAAGGAGCGCACGAGTTCAACTTGGAAGGCACAAATGCCAATATCACGGGCGCAAGGGAATTGTTTGACTTGGTCGCGGAAATGAAAATGAGCGGTTTAAAACAAGACCCTCGAATGTTGGGACGTTCCTTTTCCACCACAGAGACCTACGGCAAAGTAATACTTGCTATGTTCACCTCACAGATAAACAGCTACCAACGAGCAGTGGATGAGTTTATCGCCTACGTGTATTTGTTGGAATTGGTGATGGCGGGTTTTGCTGTCAAGAATGTGTCTGTTGAATCGCAAATGCCTACAGTCAATGACGAGGTGAACGATGCCAATGCTTTCGGTAAAAAAATAGAGAATTACCTCGCGCTTTACGATGCAGGGGTGATTACCTTGCAGCAAGTGGCACAAGCACTCGGGTACGATAGCCCTGCAATAGCTGAAAAGACTTCTAATAGCATCCCTTCAAAAAAAAAAGTCCAACGCGCACAAAATAAATTGAACGCGCTACTGCCGGTATATCCATACACTCACGCGGGCTGCGATTGCGGCACAATGCACCTGAGCGGGCAACCGTCGGCAATGGAAGTACAGCTACACAGTTTCATAGACAGGTACTTTGGAGCGGTCTCTAAAGGGTACGATAAAGCCGTTGCCTCGATTAGTGTATTGGTAGCTGAAAGGCTAAACAGCCTGAATACGGGCGCAAGTGAGCAAGAAGTCACCGATGCGATAAAACACACTATCTTTGTGAACTGGAAAACCGAGTTCACGGACAAACAGGGAGCCGTAATTAGCAAGTTCGTGAAGGAGGTGCATGGGTTTTATCGCGGCAA